CACGCACCGGCAGGCGGACTACACGGTCACACTCCTGGATTGGAGCGACCGTGTGGTTCGTCGTCTAGACGGCGTGACCGGCGGGAACATCACGCTCAGCAACTCCACTCGTTTGCGCGCGTCTGGGAGCCTGAGTCTCACCGAGGCGTGCGGTCACATCGACTGGATGACTCAGCGGGTGCGCATCGACTACACGGCGAACGGTCAGACGTGGGGCCTCGGCGTGTTCCTCCTGTCCGCCCCTACCCGCTCCTATGGTGAGGCGGGGTCTACGTGGAGTGTTGATCTGTCGTCCCCGTTGGCCCTCCCGGACGCTGACTGCGTGGACCGCACCTACACCGTGAAGGCGGGGTCCAACCTTGTCGACGTGGCGGCGGGCCTCCTGCGCGAGACAGGCCTAGAGCGCCTGTCCATCACCCCATCGACGGCCACCGCGTCCTCCGACATCGTGTACGATCCCGGCAAGTCCCGCCTCACCATTGCCAATGAGCTGTTGAGCGCGGCGGGCTACTGGTCGGCGCACCCGGACGGTGAGGGGCAGGTCCACCTGGACCCCTACGTGCGTCCGGCGGCGCGCGGCGTGGCCTACGACTTCCGGGAGGGCGCTCGCTCCATCCACCTGCCCGAGTGGGAGCGTGAGTTGGACGCGGCCAGCGTCCCCAACAAGGTGGTCTTGGTGTCCGAGGGTAGCCAGGATAAGGCGGGGCTGGTGGGCGTGGCGACCAACGAGGACCCGGCCTCCCCCTATTCCTACCCGTCGCGCGGTCGGTGGATCGTGGAGACCCAGACCGGCGTTGAGGCCGCCAACCAAGAGTCCATCGACTCGCAGGCGCGCCGCCGCCTCATCGACGTGTCCACGCCGTCCGCGTCGATCACCATCCAGCACATGCCCGTCCCGATCCAGCCTAACCAGGTGGTCGGCTTTTCGAGCCAGGGGCACACGGCGCAGGGCGTGGTCAAGGAGATCGAGTACACGCTGGACCCCACCGCGCTCGTGAAAACCAAGCTCCTAGAGGTGACAGACCTATGACGACGCTCGATTATCTCATGAATGTGGTGGCGGGCCTTCGCGCCCGTCTCGACCTCGCGCCGGTCTTCCGGTGGGCTGTCGTGGTTGGCACCGACCCGCTGCGCGTCCAGCTCGACGGCGACGCAACGCCCCTGTCCGCTGACCCGATCAATTTTGCGGGTGACCTGAAGACGGGCCGCCGAGTCTGGACGGTGAGCGTCAACCGCCGTCTCTACTTGCTGGGGACGGTGCGGGAGACGCAGACGGGCGATGGTGGATCGTCTGCCCCGGTGGGCACCGTCGTGGCCTACGCTGGCGTGAAGGCTCCCGCCGGGTGGCTCCTGTGCGACGGCACGGCCTACAAGAAGGCGCAGTATCCGGCACTCGCGGCAGTGTTGGGCGCGACAGGGACCGGCGCGGACTTCATGGTTCCGGACCTTCGGGGCCGTTTCCTGCTGGGCGCGTCCGCGTCCCATCCGCGAGCGCAGACGGGCGGCGAGGAGACCCACACCCTGACCAAGGACGAGATGCCTTTCCACTCTCACAAGGTGATCGGCCAGGGCTATTCCGGCGCGTGGTTTAACGGTGTGGGTATCTGGCAGTCGGACGCTGGTTCGGGCGGTAAGTGGACTATCCCCGCTGCCGCCGCGAGCGGTCAGCTCGGCTACCTGGAGGCGGCGGCTACGGGTGGCAATAAGCCGCACAACAACCTCCCTCCGTTCTATGCGGTGGGTTACATTATCAAGGCCTGAAGGGGGCAAGAATGGCAGCAACAAGCCGCGCGCTGATCGCGGTGACGAAGGATGCCGCGCTCAAGGAGCGCGCCGTGGCTCTGGCGGCGACGCTTGGCATGACGGAGAACGAGGTGGAGGCCTCGTGGCGCAACATCATCGTCTCGAACGCCGACAACACGGGCAAGCAGGCTATCGCTGACGTGTACGAAGACGCTTTCGAGGCGCGGTACCTGGCGCTGGCTAAGGTCCCGCCCGAGGTGGGAGAAGACCTATCCGCCGTGACGGACGAACACCTCCTGTTCGCCCTCCGTCAGGCAATGAAGGACAAGAAGGAGAACTGACAACATGCCAGATATTGACGCTTTCGCGTATGACATGCAGTGGTGGTGCCAGTACGGCGACCTGGGTTACGACCAGTGGAACCGCTGGGACCTGCGCGTGGGAGGCGAGACCGATTGTTCGGCGCTCGTTATCGGCGTGCTGAAGGCGCGCGGCTTTGACACCGGAAACGCCACCTACACGGGCAACATGGCTCGTGAGCTGACCGCTCGCGGGTGGGACCTGCTTGACCCGGACACCGACCTGGAGCGGGGCGACATCCTGCTCAACCATGCCAACCACGTGGCGGTCTACCTGGGTGGCGGTCTGCTCGCTCAGGCTTCGATTGACGAGCGCGGCGAGATCGCGGGCGGTCAGGCGGGCGACCAGGCCAATGAGACCAACGTCAAGCCCTATTACGATTACCCGTGGGACTGCGTGCTCAGGTTCACGGGGTCCGACACGGGTGGCGTGTCCACCTATGGCCACGGTTCCGGCTACAACTCGAATGGCTACGGCGAGGACTACGTGCGCGAAGTCCAGCAGCAGCTCCTGGCGCGAGGCTATGACCTCGGGGAGGACGGCGCGGACGGCATCCTGGGCGCGAACACCTACAACGCCATTAAGGCCTTCCAGGAGGCGAACGGCGGCCTGGAGATCGACGGTATTCCGGGTCCCCAGACGCTGGCGGCGCTGCGTGGCGCGAGCATCGTCCCCGCCGCCGCCCACCAGCCCGCCGTTGACGGCTACTGGGGCGACGCGACGACCCGCCTCCTCCAGGGTGTCCTGGGCACGACGGTGGACGGCGTGGTGTCGTCCCAGGCTGCGGTGAACCGCGACAGCCTGCCTGGCTGCACGACCGGCTGGGAGTTTGTGCCCACCGAGGTCGCGGAAGGCTCCCTCCTCATCGAGGCCATGCAGAAGGCCCTCGGCGTGGAGGCTGACGGCCTCATGGGGCCGGACACGGCGAACGCCCTCGCCGCACGGTACGGACTGGAGGGAGACGGGGCGCTGGACGCGCCGTCTCCGACGGTCGAAGCAATGCAGCGCGAGCTGCTGAATGGAGGATGGTAATCATGAGCGCACCGAAGCACGCTCTCACGACTGATCGCACCCGGTGGGCGGCTCTCACCCCCGCCCGCCGCAAGGCCCTGTATGGTATCGTCGCGGCGCTCCTGGCGCTCGGCATGGCCTACGGGTACGTCACGCCCGAGCAGTCCACGCACTGGCTCGACGTGGCGGACAAGGCCCTGGGTCTGATCGCCCTCGTGATCGCCGCGTCTCACACGGGTGGGGTCTACGAGGCCCCGATCTACGGGGAGCGCGACGGGGAGAACTCGCCCCAGTGAGTCCGGGCGAGGTCGTAGCGGTCATCAGTGCTTCCGGAGTTGCCTTCGGAGGCCTGGTGACCGCCGTGTCCGTCCTCGCGGGCATCAAGTGGGGACGAGAGAAGGCCAAGGCGGAGGCGCTCCTGGTCCGGGAGCAGGTCGGCAAGGCCCGCGCCGAGCGCGAGCAGGCCGAAACGTCCTCCGCCCTCGAAGCTATAGCGGGGAAGATCGACCAGCGGCTGGACGCGCTGGAGGCCTCGCTGTCCGAAGTACACCACGAGGTGACCCCGAATCATGGGGGCAGCATCAAGGACGCGGTGCGCCGCATCGAGCAGAACCAGGAAGGCTTCCGCTCGACGCTGGACGCGCACGGCCAGGTGCTCGCCTCCCACGGTCAGGTGCTCACCAACATCACCGAGCGCCAGGACCGCGATATGCGCGACCTCGGCGCTCGGATTGACAATATTCAGGAGACGGCGTGGGCGGAGCACGAGGCGCTCCGGGATACGCTCTCGACCATAGGAGCGTCGCCATGACTGCTTTCATCGAGGGGTCCGTGCAGACCCCCACCGGGCGTATCGTCCCCATGACGGTTCACGCGAAGCCCATCCCGGACCCGGCGCGGATGGCCGACGGGAACGTGCTCGTCGCGGGTAATCTCGCGGCGGGTGTTCGCACGCCGATTTCGGCCAGCCTGCACCCTGGGCGGTACAGGCTCCGTGTGTACACACCATCGGGCCTGTTGGCTGAGCGCGAGATGGACCTGGTGGAGGGCCAGCACGTGACTATCGCGGAGCTGCTGGAGCCGACCACGGTCCTAGCGTCGCCTGCTGTTGAGCCCGAGCCGCGAGCGCAGCCGGGCGTAACGCCGCCCGCCCCTCCTGCCCCGGCGGGGCCGTCCGACCCGCTCCCGGAGGGCTGGGACACGCTGTAGGCGGCATAGCAGGAGGCCCCTCCAACCGATCGGTTGGAGGGGCCTCGTCTTGTGTGGCGGCTACGATACCACAGCCATGTCCCACTCGCGGCGGTATAGCTCCCACGCATGCCTGAGGAGGCGGCTCAGGATCACCAAGCTGCGGTCCATGCTGCGCTCGCGGCTCAGCACTTCGTCACACAGCTCCTCGAGGGTGAGCTGAACCAGCTTGATAAGCTGCTCGTCCGGGCAGGTGACGCGGGGGACCCTAACGATAGCGGCGCACCGCTCGATCACCCGGGCGGCGGCTGCCACGTCGTAGTTCGCGCCCGTCTCGTAATCGAGGTCGCCCATCCGGGCGGGGCGGGCGACGAGGGCCGGGGCGTGGGCGGTGTAGGAGCCGACGATGTTACGCCACGTCCAACCGACGTAGAGGGCGAGGTAATTCACGAGGTCCATCCTCGTGTCCAGTTCGGTGTCTCCCGCTCCGGGCGCTCCCAGGCGGTCAACCTTGCGGGCGACGTTGGGGACGATGGAGAAGGCCTCGCCGCGTTTGCGCCAGGAGATGCCGTAGACGGCTGCTTTCTCGGAGGCGACGCGCAGGAGCAGGTCCTGGGGGCTGTGGCCGTAGTCGGTCATGATGGTTGGTCCTTTCAGGTGTGGTCAGTTTTCGGAGTCCGCGGACTAGAAGCTGTCGCGGATGGACTGTGCGTTGCCGGTGAGGGTGTAGGCGGACATGCCCGCCCGCATCTTGTCCGAGACGTTCAGCATGTTCACGATGTCCTGAACGGTCTGCTCGTTCACGCCGGGCATGTCCGGGTTGGCCTGGGTGAGACGGACGAGGACCTGCGTCCTGAGTCCCTTGTTCACGTTCGGGGCCATCGGCTCGTACCCGTACAGCTCGACAACGGCCAGGAGCGGCTCGCGGTGGTGGCTCTCGTCGGCGGGGATGTCAAAGACCAGGGTCTCCTCGAGGCCGGAGCCTTCCCGCGCGATCCGCTCGACGGCCCCGTTAACGGTCACGTCGATGATCCCCCGGTCGACGGCGCAGAGGTCCGGGAACATGTTTGCGACGGCGTAGCCAACGTTCATGTCCTGATGGAGGACGGCGGCCCCCAGGTAGACGGTTTCCGCGTAGGCGGCGCGGCGGATGAGGTCGGTCAGGTTTCGGCGGTCGTGGATGTCGATCTGTCGTGAGGTCATTTGTCTTGGTCCTTTCAGAGGGTTTCCGGATCGACGGGACGGGCGGAGAGGTTAAACGCCACGTGCATGTGGCCGTCGTGGGCCTTCAGCTCGTAGGTGATGAGCTTGCCGCTGTGCTCGTTGCTGAGCGGGAGGCGGACGAAGCAGCTCGTTTCGCGGCGGATGGTGATCAGGTTGTCCAGGCGGGCGGAGGCAAGCCCGCGTTCGTGGAGGGTGAGGCCGACCGGGAGGCTGGCGAGGTACTCGCCGGTCACCTCGTCGTTAGGGACGGTGAGGTGCCCCCGCTGGATCGGGACCGCCTTCAGGGCGAAGGCGAAGGCCTCGAGGGCATCCCTGAGCTGGTCCAGGCCGTCCTGGAGCTGGTCGGTGAAGTTCATGGCGGTTGGTCCTTTCTCAGTTGTTGAGCTGCTGGGTGATACGGGCAATGTCGCGAGCGCCCTGCACCTGGCGGCGGATTGCGTCGACGTCGTTCAGGTCGGCTTCGCGGATCGCGTATGCGTAGAGGATGCCTTCCGCGAACACGTGGAGGACCTGCTGGCCTGTCGTGGCCCCAATGGCGGGGCGGTCAATGCTGATCGCCTCGATCTGCGAGGCGGGGATGAGGCCGAACTTGCCAGGGACTCCGAGCTTGTGGTTCCTCGTCCAGTAGATGAGCTTGCCGGTGTTGTCGTTGACGGGAATCTCGATCTTGCTTGCCATGATGGTGTCCTTTCAGGGGGTGGTGGGTGGGAGGCCCCGCCGGGTGGTGGGGCCTCCCTGGGTGGGTTAGCGGTTCGCCTTGGGGAGGCGGTCGCGGTTGGCCGGGTGGTTCATCCACTCGGAGACGATGGTCAGGGCGCGGTCGTAACCGATCGTGTTCTTCTCGGTGACCTCGAGGAGGCGGTTCCCGTCCTCGGCCTTGAGGATAAGGCGGTAGCCGGTGCCCTTGGTGTAGGTGACGGAGATGTTGCCGACGAAGAAGCGACCCCGGCTGATGGCCTCGAAGCGCTCCGCGAAGATTGCGCCGGTGAAGTGCTTGGCGGGGTTGCCGGTGACGTGCTCGAGGTGGAGGTTGGTGTGGTCCCAGGTGGTGCGGAAGTTGGTCATTGTCTTGGTCCTTTCAGGATAGGGTCACCGGGGCGGTGACGTAATCAGTATAGCGCACCCGGCGCGGGGTGCATCACCAAAGCGCTAGTGATACACCCCACACCCCGCTAGTCCTTCCGATACCGACCACACGAGTAGCCAGCCGCCGCCAGCGGCAAGCCGTCCGACCACTCCGTGGGAGTCACCATCACCCGGCGAATAGCCGCCAGCGACGACTCCGGCGACGACTCCACGATCACCTCGTCATGCACGTGGCCGACCACGCGGTGGCCCTCCTCAACGAGGCGGACCAGGGCCGCGCCCAGCACGTCGCGGGCCACCGCCTGCGTGACGTTCTCGACCAGCCGCCCGCCGTAGGTCTCCGTCCTCCAGCGCAGCTTCGGGTCCTGGAACGACAGGCGACCATCGCGCCCCGCGCGCACCTGGTGATACACCACCGCGCGACCGGACGGGAGGCGCACCAGACGGTCGGAGCCGTCCGCCTCCACAGTCAGACGCTCCCCCGCCTGCCCGCCATAGTAGAAGGCTCGCTCCAGGCGACCCCACAGCCGGACAATGTTCCTGTTCGCTCCGCGCCACTGATCGACAATGCGCTGAAGGACGGCCTCGCCGCCCAGCGCGTCGCCACCCATAGCGCGCAACGACCCCACGCCGCCGTTGTAGCCGAGGGCAAGGACGGCCACCTTACCCTCCTTACGGCCCATCCCGCCGCCCATACGGTTGGCCGTCTCCACGTAGATGTCCCGGCCCTCCGCGAACGCCTCCAGCGCCCACTCCTCGCCCGCCAACCAGGCGACCACGCGCGCCTCAATCGCGCTATAGTCGCACACCGTGAACGGCCCCACGAGGAGTGGGCGGACGAGGGCCTTCAGGGTCTGGGGGTCGGCACCGAGACCCAGGTTCAGGTCGAGGATAGCCGCGTCCTGAGCGGCCTCGGACGAGAAGCCCGCGCGAGGCAGGTTCTGGAGCTGGAGGCCCCGGCCCGCCCACCGCCCGGTGTGCGCACCGAAGAAGCGGAAGCCGCCGCGCAGGCGCTCGTCGGTGTTCGCCGCGTCGAGCGCTGTCTGAAACTTCTTGTGCGCTGTTAGGGCCATGCTCTGGCGCAGCTCCAGGACGCGCCGCTGATCGGCGGTCAGATCGTCGCGCGTGAGCGCCCGGCGCACCGTCTCCGCCTTCAGGTCAGGCAGGAGACCACCGAACCAGGAGAGAAGCTGAGCCGTGCTCCCCGGGTTCTCCACTCCGGTGATGGCCTTGGCCTCGGCCTTGTCGGCTGCGAGGTTCTCGCTCGCCGCCTCGACCGCGCTCGCGGCCATATCGAGGTCCACCCTAATGCCCAGGTCGTTGACCTTCTGGTCGGCAATCCACACACGGCGCTCGTGATCGGTCGGCCAGTCCTGACCGTGACGGCGCAGGAGGCGGCGGCGCATGTCTCGCATCGTCGCCACATCCTGGCGGCAATACTCGACAAACTGCGCCCACTTCTCGGGGTGGTCCTCGGGCAGGCGGCGCTTGCCGCTCCTATCCGGCTGGCAGAACCAACGAATGAGGGCCGCGCCCGCACCGTCCTTCGGGTCGGCCCCGAGGGCCTTCGCCCCACCCTCCAGGGACTGGGGATAGCCCCACTCAGCCATGTGGGCCATCGTGTCCTCCCAGGCTTCAGGCGGGAGATATTGACCAGTCGGTAGTCCGCGGAATCGAGAGAGGCAAACGCGCTCAAACTGTGCGTTGTGGGCGAATCTCACGACGACGTTGGAGCCGTCGAGGAGGTGGGGAATCTTCATGATCTCGTCGCGTCCGACGGCGACCTGCACGGGACCGTCGTCCAGCGCCCACGCACACATGAGGACGAGAAACTCCGGGTCCTCACTGTAGCGGTAGACCCCGCGCTTAATATCGGTGGTCGAGTACGTCTCGATGTCCACGTAGAGGTCGTGCGGGAGCGCGACGACAGGGGCCGGGGCAGGGGTGATAAGGCTGGGAGGAATCATTTCCGGCCCCTCCGCCCGTGCCCCTCCATACGCGCGTCAACGATCACCGAGAACAGGGCGGCGACGCACAGGAGCGGGAAGACGACCGGCCAGGGCTGGCGCGGGAAGATGAACATGGCGACGATGGCACCGACCAAGCTCACGACGGTGATCAGGGCGCAGATGAACTGCACCCAGTCGATCTGGTACTTCTTCATTCCTGCTCGCCTCCCTCGAGGACGTGGGCGGCGTGCCACTTGGCGCGAAGGCCCTTCACGGCGCGGCGGTTGCGCACCGAGGAGACGGTGCGCCCGAGGTCGGCGGCAATCTCCGAGATCGATCTGGAGTAGTCTCCGGCCACCTCGTCCTCCCACTGCTCCCAGGGGCGGTGTGAGCGGGTGGCGGCCTCCACGCTGGCCTCCTGGGCGGCGCGCTGCGCCTCCCGGTGAGCAGGGGTCAAGTCGGTGATGCGCGACTTCTTGCGTCCGTACTCGCGGTTGGCGGCGCGGCACTGGTCGCAGCGGCACCCGGCGACGTAGGTGGAACGCAGTCCATGTGTTCGGGGCATGGGTCTTGGTCCTTTCAGTTCAGGGGTCACCCGTGCGGTGACATGAACCAGCATAGCACACCCAAGCGCTACGATGCAAGCCAGGGGATGAAAAGACCCCATCACCACCAGGACCAAGAAGGTGGTGATGGGGTCGGGACCCACCAGGGCCTATGTTACAGGATGTCGTCCTCGTCGTCCTCCAGAACGTCGAAGTCATCCTCAGCGCGGGACGCGCCGCCGCCCAGCATCTCGCCGTCGCGGACCTTCTGAACATTCTCCAGGCCGAAGGTCACGCCGCGATTACCGTTCGTGTTGTAGCAGTACGCGGACATGGACACGCGGGCGTAGATGCCCGAGTACACCTCGGTGCTGTCCAGAATCGGGTTGAGGTCGCGGTCCACCACGCCCGGGCGGCGCTTAGCCGACACGTTCATGTAGTAGCACCCCTCCAGCTCCGGGTTACGCTCCAGGTCCGCGTCCTCGTCGCCGTCGTGGAGGGTGGACTTCAGGTTCTTCGGCACCTTGCCGCCGAACTTCGCCTTCTGCTCCTCAATCGCGGCCTGCTGCGCGGCCTTGATCGCGGCCAGCGTGCGCTTCGCCGTCTTGGGAATGATGAGCATGCACGAGAACTTGGGGTCCTGCTCCGGGGAGGCCGCGTAAGGCTCCAGCAGGTGAACGTAGCCAAGGCGAATGTTCTCGTCGGCGCGGGTGACAACCTTGCGGGGGTTAGCCATTGTAATCATCTTCTTTCGGTGATCGTGAATCGGTGAGCGTGCCGGGGCCGAGGCTCAAGGCCCCGGCACACCCCTAAGTGTAGCGCTTTAACCTCGGGTTGTCTACCCGAAGTCCGCCGCAGCGCTCGCGGCGGCTGTGAGAGGCGGACGCGGGTCCGCATCCCCCACCAGGGAGGGCTTGCCCTCCTTCTTGGTGATGTAGTCCCCGATCAGGTCGGGGAGGTCGGCCTTGCCCACCAGCTTCTCCAGCTTGCCTAGCGGTAGAATCTTGAACTCTGCCACCTGCTCGGGCTGGTATCCGCTGTCGATCAGCGTCTGGATGGCCACCGCCGGGTCAGTCACCACACGGCGACCCCGGCCCGCCACCACCTTGAAGCCGGGGATGGTCCGGCCCTCGGTGTAAATGCGATCGAAGGCGACTCCCTCCAGTGCGTCGCACCAGTGGCGGATTTGGGCGACGCGCTCCAGCTCCGCGCCCACCTCCTCGTCGTCTAGGAGGCCGGGGTCTCCGAAGTCGCGGGCGACGAGGAAGTCACGACGCGCCCGGCACTCGCCAGCCACGGGGCACCAGCGGCAAGCCGCTTCGCCGGGACCGAACTCGGTAGACCCGTCCTCGACCTTCTGGACGGCGGGCAGGACATGCTCGTCCCGCCAGGCGAGGAGCTCGGCGACGCTCAGCGTCTCGGAGGAGACGCTCCCCAGGCGAGGCTGCACGACCGTTACGCTGACTTCCTCGACGGTGCCCAGGAGGTCCCCGAACTCGTTCAGCGCGCCCAGGCCGTAGAGCCTGAGTTGAGGGTTGCCGACGGCGTTCACGGGCACGCCCTGACCGTACTTGAGGTCGAGGACGCGGACGGCGCGAGGCGAGACCACCACCGCGTCACCCGTCCCCCACACGCCAGGGACCCCAGTCGCCATCCGCTGCTCCAGGAGCAGGACGGAGTGCGGTTCTGCGTCCAGGTCGGCGCGCACCTGGTCCACGTACTCGCCGACGTGGCGGAGCATGTCCACCATGTCGTAGGTCTCGCCGTATTTGGCGGTCCAGTGGTTCAGGGCGTGGTCGCGGGCGGCTTCGTCGTGGTCGATCAGCTCGAAACGGGCGACGATCTCCGCGAGCGCGTGCGCCGCCGTGCCCTCCGCCGCGTGGGGCGACTCGGGCGGGGTGGGGGCCGCCGCCGCGAGCGGCACGCTGGCCGGGCAGGCCAACCAGCGTGCCGCGCTCGACGGCCCAAGGTTCGCGTGTCCCTTGGGAGGCATTGGTCAGGCCTCCGGGAGAGCGTCGAGGAAGGCCTGAATCTGGTCGCCCTTGAGGAGGCCGACGCGGCGCGCGCCCGCCGTCTCGAGGGCGGTCTTGATCGCGTCCTGCTCGCCCGCGCCGATCAGCTCGGTGGCTCGCGCGACGGCGACCGCCAGCAGGTCGGCCTCGGGGGTGACCGTCTCGTCCTCGACGGTCGCGCCGTCGGTCTCGTCCTCCGCCGGGGCGGCGGGTTCAGGGGCGGGCTCGGGGTCGGCCTTCTTCGCCGCCGTCTTCTTGGCGGCGGGCTTCTTCGCCGTCTTCTTCGGGGCGGGCTTCTCCCTGTCCGCCGGGGCGGCGGGCGCGGCCTTTTCGACGTCGATGGAGATCGGCGCGGGAGCGGTGCGCTGCGCCACCAGCAGACCAGCCAGCCACTGCACCTCCTCCACAGTCGCGCCCTGAACGTCCAGCGTGATGTTGATTTCCATGATCCTGTTCTCCTTGGTGATCGTTGATCGGTTAGATGAGTGACTCGGGCGAGTCACTCACGTCGGTGGTGTCCTCGACCAGCCGCGTGAACAAACGTTGCGGGCCGTAGAACGGCAGGCGCAAAGCCTTCGGGGACGGGCCAAACCAGCCGGGTAGCTGCTTCAGCTTGTTCGTGATCTGGAGGATGTCCACGCGCGAGTGCTTTCCACGCTCACGGCCTAGCGCTATCTCCCAGATTTCAAGCGAGCACACCGTTTCAATCGGGTGCGTACCGCTCACTATACCCTGTTCCTCGTCCTGAAGCCAACTGATACGCTCGTCCGGGGACATATCCGCCCAGTTCTCGGGGACGAGGGTGTCCAGGTAGGACTGGATGAGGCCAGCCAGGCTATCTTCCTCGGTCGCCATCGAGCGGATGGTCTCGGCCATAGCCTCGCCGTCGTCGTCCAGGAACAGCACCGGGTTGCGGTCCTCGCCCGCGTAGGTGACGAGGCTTTCCCGATACACGTGGACGGCCTCGGCCCACACCTGGTCAACGTAGGCGCTCGTGTACTTACCGAAGTCCAGCTTTTCGGCCACCTCCACGATCAGGAAACGGCGGTTACCCTCCTGGCTCCGCAGGAACACCGCGTCGTTGGTCGTCCCCCAGATCACCTGCGCGCGAGGCACGTCCACCGACTCCCGAGCGTATGGCAGGCGGGCGGTGTCGTGGGTCAGCGTAATGAACTGCTTCAGCGCCTCCGCGTCCGCCTTCTTCATGGCGAAGCCCTCGTCTGCGACGACGATCCAGGAGCGCATCATAGCCATGATGGTGTCTCGCAGGCCGCTGTTCTCGATGGGGCCGAGGGTGCAGGTCCAGCCGCGCGCCATACGCTCGATGAACCACGACTTGCCCAGGCCTTGCCGCCCGGTCAGAATCAGGCAGTTATCCACCTTGACACCAGGGTCGAGGGCGCGGGCCACGGCCTGCACCGCCACCAGGCGAGCCACCCGCCGTGTGTAGTCGTCCGCCGCGCCGGGCAGGTAGGTTTCGATGCGGCTCACGCCGTCCCACTCCAGGCCCTCCAGGTACTCACGCACCGGGTGGAAGGCGTGGTCCTGGGCCACCATGTCGATCACGCCCCGGAGCTGCTCCTGGGCGGGGCGGGGCATGTTGTAGGCCCGCTGGAGGTGGGCGCTGATCTGTGCGAAGTCGGCGCTGGTGAGTACGTCGGACTTGCCAGGTGTGACCTTCCTCCACGGGAAGTCACGGCGCGCCACAGTGTTCATTGTCATGTCGTTTCGGGCGAGGCCGCGCAGTACCGGGTCGTGGCCTATGAGGAGGTCCCAGTTATGCACGTCGTCAAGGGGCTTGCCGGTCTTGGGGTGGAGGTGAAACTCCAGGACCCACTCAGGGAGGCCGCGAGCGCCCGCCTCGCCGCCCTCGGTCTCGTCGCCGTCGAGCGGCGCGAAGTCCGCGCCCACCAGCTCTGTGACGATCTCCGGTCGCGCCGCGAACTCGTGCATGGCCCGCTGGATAGATGGCCTGTCGGCGGGGGCTGTGGACTGGGGGACACCCGCCGCCCGGTCCTCCCCGCCATACACGTGAAGGCCCACGAGGTCGAACATGGACAGCGCCCGCCCGTATGCCGGGTCGCTCGCGTGGTTGGAGAAGACATAGCCGTCCGGATAGACGATGACACCGCCCTCGGACTCGGCGGGCGTGTAGTGCCAGCGGTTAGGCTCACCCTCCACCGGGTCATACGGGAGGTGGAACTCAGCGACGGCCCTTGCCATGTCGTACACGCGGTTGAACGCGCCCGCCACGCCGGGCAGTTCCTTGGGGTCACGCTTCGGCCCCGCCTTGTGATCCGGCGTAGCCTGAAGCCCGCCGAAGTCGCGCAGGAGGCCCTGCGCCGTCGCCGTCTCACCCTGGCACTCCACCACCTCGTACTCGTCCGGCGCGGCGGTCGCAGGCCAGAACATGAGGCGCTCGGGCTGCGTCGATCCGGGGTCAAACTGGGCTTCACCCAGGGCCTCGATCAATCCGCGGGCGACCCTCGGATACTCCTCCTCGCTCAATCCGGGTCCCATGATCGGGAAGATCACACGGTAACGCGGGTGGGCGCGCGTGTGGCTATACGTCGAGTGAACGAGCGCGCGAAGTCCGAGACCGGCCACGACGGCGGGCAGGGTCTCGGAGGCCGCGTCCGCGTCCAGCGTCACCGCGCTACGGTACTCGACTTGGCCCTTCCGGCGGGCGGTGCCCTTCAGGCGACCGGCGACGTACCCGCCGCAGTCCTTCACGGACTCCGGGTGGTGGGCGCGGTCCACGAGGCGCTCCCACGTCAGCGTGGCGGCCTCCCACCTGCGCGACGATACGGACGGGGCGACCGACAGGTCAAGGGTGAGATCGGCGGCGGTCTTGGTGCTCATCTGTTGTTGGTCCTTCCTGCTAGATGAGGCTTTCCAGGTGTCCGAGGAGGGCGGCTTGAATCTCGGCCTTGCCCTCCAGCACCCGGAGGATGTTCGGGTCAAGCGTACCGCGAGACTCGATCACGTGGACGACGACGGGGTGGGTCTGCCCCTGCCTTTGTAGGCGTTTATTGGCCTGCTGCCACTGCTCCAGGCTCCACGGGAGGCTGGTCCACACGATGGTGTGCCCACCGTGCTGAAGGTTGAGGCCGTGCCCGGCGCTGGCCGGATGCGCCAGCAGAATCGGGATACGCCCCGCGTTCCACCGCTTCACCGCGCCGGACTCACTCACGTGGACAGACTCGGGGAAACGCTCCTGGATCATCTCCAGTTCGGCCTGGAAACGGTAGAAGACGAGGATGGGGGAGCCGGTGCCTTCGACCACTTCCGCGAGCGCGTCGAGCTTCGCGTGATGCAGCCAGTCCCAGCCGTCCCGGTCGTCGTCATAGAGGAAGCCTGCGCTGATCTGGCTCAGGCGGTTGGACGCGACGGCGGCGGTCGATGCAGTGTGCCGCACCCCGCCCAGGAGGGTGAGGTCTGCGACGAGCTGCGTCGCCATATCCTTGTAAGCGCGGCGCGCAGAGGCCGGCATCTCGACCTCGATACGGTTCATGGTCAGCGGCGGGAGCTGGAGGCGGCCCTCCGTGCCCATCGAGAGACAGATGTCCTCCAGTAGGGCGTGGATGCGTTCGGACGCGCCGGGGCGCGGCTGCCAGCCGGTCACCACGCCAGACGGGAGGCGACCGGCCTCCATGAAGTAGCGGCGGCGAAAACCTGTGATCGTGCGCCCGAGACGCTCCCCGAAGTCCATGAGGTAGACCTGCGCCCACAAGTCGAGGAGGCCGTTCGGGGACGGCGTGCCGGTCATCTCCCACACGCAAGATGCTGTCTTGGCGATCAGGCGGGCGGCCTTCCACCGCTTGGAGCGGTGGTTCTTGAAGCCGCTGGCCTCGTCCAGGATGAATGTTTCCCACCCGTGTGGCTGGCGGGCCGCCTCCCCCAGGAGCTGGTGACTCACCACGTACACGTCCGCGTCCTTGGCCCAGGCGGCGGCCCGCTGCGCCGGGGTGCCCACGACAGGCACCACACGCAGATCAGGCCTCCACTTGGTGGCCTCCTCGGGCCACACGTCGCGGGTCACCCGCGCCGGGGCCGTCACGAGGGCGGGCAGATGGCGCTCCTCCAGGGCGGACAGGACCGAGGCGGTTTTGCCCAAGCCCATGTCGAGCCAGAGGCCCGCCCGGTCGTGCGCCCGCAGGTGGGCGACCGCCGCCTGCTGGTAGGGGTGGAGGCGCAGGGGCGCGTTCACTCGCCAGCCTCGGGAGCGTCGACGCGGACAGACCCGCCAGAAGTCTTGACGGTGATCGAGGCCAGCGGAACGGTGATGAGGGCGCTCAGCTCGCCCTCATCGACGTCGAGGCAGGGGACGATCTTCCCAATGACGCTGAGCGGCTGGCCGTCCAGGAGGATAGTCTTCGTCGTCCGGTTGATCTCGAGCGCGTGCAGCTTGTGCATGATGGGGTCCTTTCAAGGGGGTGGGGCCGCCGATGGTCCAGCGGCCCCACCGGGCGGAGGTGTTACTTGGTGAATCGGCGGTCGATGATGCGCCCGCCGAGGACGAGCGCCGCGCCGATCAGAAGGGGCACGAGGGCAACGCCGATGCCGTCGAGGGTCGCGCCGGTCCGGGCGAGGCGCGTCGTAGGCGCGGGGGCGGGCTGCGCGTCGGCCTTCGGTTCGGGCTTCGGGGTCGCACGCGAGGGGACCGGGGCGGGGGAGGAGGTGACCTTGGGTTCCGGGGTCTTGTCCACCGTCGGCATGGTGGGCGTGGGCTTCGGGGCCGGGGTGGTGGGGGTCGGCTCGGGAGTCGGCTCAGTCGTCGGAGTAGGCGCAGGCGCGGGAGTGGGCTTCACGGTGCCGTCGCCGTCCGTGCCACCGCTGGCCTTGATCGTCGCGGTCGCCTCGAAGGACTGGCCGTTGATCGTCGCCTTGTTCGTGTAGGTCGTCTGGCCCTCGACGGGCTTCGTCGCATCCGGGAAGGTCACGCACACGAGCGCGCCCGCCGGGGGCGTGAAGGTCAGCGTGTGCTTCGCGTCGTCCAGCTTGCCGTCCGTCCAGCTCGTCGTCTTGGGGTCCCACGTGGGGCCGGTCGAGCACTTCACCGCCGCGTGCAGGGCGTTGGTCTCATCGGTGATCGTGTACTCGGTGGACGGCTCCACCTTCCACTGGATACCCCAGGCGATGGACCCATTGGCATCGGTCCACCCGTATTTCAGGGTTTCCGGCTTGGCGTACTCGTAGTGCGCCGGGCTGGCGCAGTCGTTGCTGCACGTGCCGGTGCCGTCCTTATCGCCCCACACGAGGGTGCGGACCGTCTCGCCGTTCAGGGTGATCTGGGTGGACTCGGTGCCCACGGCCTTATCGGTGAGCTGGGCGCGGGCGTGGAACGTGCCGGACACGTCCTGCTTCGCAGCCCACGCTTCGGGAACCTCGGTCACCGTGCAGGTGAGGGTCGCCTGGTCGGCGACGCACTCGCCAATTCGGGTGCCGTCGTCCAGCGTGAACGGGAAGCCCGCCCTCCAGGCAAAGCCGCCATCGACACTAGCCACGGTGAGTGTAGAGCCGACCGTCAGGTGCGGGGTGGCCCAGGTGCCCTCAACGGTCACCTCGCTTGTGGTCTGGCGCGACGCGGACGTGGCCTTCGTGACCTGCGCGCTGATCGGCTCAGGGCTGGCGGGGGCCGCGAGCGCAGGGGCCGCCGCTGCGACGGCAAGGCCCACGGTGAGGCCGAGGCCCGCGAGCGCGTACTTGGGGTTGATCATGGTGGTTGGTCCTTTCAAGGATGCTGGGTCACCGGGGCGGTGACATGTTTAGTATAGGGCACCCCGCCGCCCCACGCAACACAAAGCGCTAAGGCGACGGGGCGCGGGGTCAGGAGGCGGCGATACCCACGCGCGGGCCGTCCAGCCGCCCACCCATCCAGCCAATACCGGACACGTAGCCGTCGCGCTCGCCGCTCGCCTCCCCATCCCGGTCGATCAGCAGGCCGCGCGCCGGACGGATGTTCACCCCGTCCCGCGCCTTCGCCTCGGCCCGCTGATACCTGGAGGCCAGCACGAGGTCCTGGCCCGTCGAGGTCGTCTCCTCCCTCGTGGCGATCTTGATCCTGTCCGCGATACCCTGGAAGAAACCCATCACGTAGGAGCGGCGGAACCTGCGACGCTCGGACTCACTGTAGAAGTCCTCATAGCGCAGCCTGTCCTTCAGCATCGACGGGTAGGACATGATGGCCGAGTTGTAGAACTCGGTCACGTAGGCGAGGTCGGACCTAGTGCCGACGATGGTGGCGAGCGTGTGACGCTTGTAGGTGCGCCACGAGCAGAAGCAGTCCAGGGAGCGGGCGAGGGTGGCGAGGCCGTCCACGATGGCCCGCGCCATCGACGAGGAGCCGCCCTTGATCTCCACCTCCATCGAGGTAATGTCCTCGTCCTTGGCGCGCGCGTCGCCCTCGGGCAAGCTCTCGATGCGGTAACGGACCATGAGGCGCTCGGCGCGACGCTGGGCGAGCTCGCGTTCGTTGATGGACGCGCCTCGGTCGGAGGCGATGCGCAGGAGCTGGCGAATCTGCTCGATGATCTTGGTCTCGGTCATTGGTCTTGGTCCTTTCAGGGGCGAACGGTGAAGTGGGGTCGAGCGTGGTTGACGGGTCCGGTCGCGTCGTCCTCAACGATGACGCAGGACACCGGGATGGTCAGGGTGATGAAGTGCCGCCCGTAGCCGTTGGTGGTCTGGCGGATGCCGTCCACGGGGAGGACGATCTGGGAGCCGATGCGGGCGGCGCGGGTCTGCACGTTGTAGGCGAACTCGGGCAGTTCGGGGGTGGTCATAATGGTTGGTCCTTTCAAGGGGTGGAGGCCCCGCCGGGTGACGGGGCCTCCGGGGTGGGTCAGGCGAGGGCGTTCAGCTCGTCGGCGTAGTCGGCCTTGATCTCCTCGAGCATCGGCTCACGGCCCTGGGCCTCGTACTCGGTTTCGGCCACGCGGTTGATCAGGTCGATCTGCTCGGCGTTGAAGCTCTGGAGGCTGACGGCGGAGAAGAAGTAGCGGCTCATGGTCTTGGTCCTTTCGGTTCAGGTCACCGTCTCTCGGTGACATGATTAGTATAGCACACCCAAGGACCAATAGCGCAACATCTAGCGCGTGTAACGTCAGTCACACAAGCGGCGAACCTTGTCACCCCCACGACGACGCGGCGGCAACCCAGGCACCCCGAGATCATCCAGCCACGCCGCGACCCCCACCGTCCCACTCAGCAGAACGACCTCAACGCCCGCCCGGCGCGCCCGGTTATGCCACGCCACCTGAATAGGCCGCACGCGCCCGCCGGGGCGCTTCAGCTCCACCAGATAGACCCGTCCCTCCCAGATCACCAGCCGATCAGGGATACCCGCGTCCACAGGCGCGAGCTTCGGGCACAAACCACCCGCCGCGCTCACCCGATCATGCAGGAGGCGCTCGGCCAAAGACTCAAGCTCGCTCACGCCGCCACCTCCTCGGGCCAGGGATACACGACGGGCGCGGCGTTCACACCCACCAGCGAGTAGATGCCCAGCGTGTGGTCGATCCACCGACGCACGTCCGAGCGGTAAGCCAGAAGCCCGGCGCGGCCCGTGTGGGCGATCAGCGCGACGCACGCGGGCGCGTCCACCATGAGGGGGAGCATGGCGCGGATGCGCCCCGGCGCGAGACGAGGCCGCACGACGCGGCCACCACCGAGGCCGATCACCGTCGCACGGTAGGTGGGCGGCGCATCCGACAGGCCGGTGTTCCGCAGCGCGTCGGTCAGGCTCACCCACGCGTGGCCGCAGGAGTCAAGGCCGACGAGGAGGCGACGATCAGAGTCAGGCTCAGGGATGAGGGCATAGTCAATGACATAGGGGCGGCGCTTGCCGCACGGTTCGATACGTTCCATGCACCCTATGCTAGCGCTTTATGGTGGCTGTGTCGAGGCGTTCGGGGCCGACCTCGCGTGCCGCCGCCGCTGGGAGTCGCTAAGTAGTAGGCACCCGAAACGGGGTGTAACAGAATCTCGTTACAAATTCTTGTTACAGGCTTGTTACACCCGTTTTGCCCAGGTATCGCGGCGAAAACGGCGAAAAGCGCTCGCGTCCTGTATCAAGAAATTCTTATTACTTCTAATAACGAAAGATGTTCTATAGTATAACAGCCTGTTATACTATAGAACATCTTTCGTTAAAATCTGCTCGTATAGGGGATATAGGGCCTCTCGTTACAAGAGTGTAAAGTTCCGCAGAATATCAACAAAAAACCCTTGTAACAAAGCGTAACAAGGTTGTAACAAGCCCGTAACAAGGTGTAACAAGAACCCACCCCTCCCCAAAAACGTTGAAACCGCGCTGTAACAAGACGAAACCGCTAAACACTTGACACCCACCACCCCGCCGCCGGGCACCACGCACCCCACGAGGTAGGCGCACCAGGGCCGCGCGAGGCAGGCCCAGCGTGCTATCCTCATCCCATGACCCCCAGACCCGGCACCTCCCGCACCGGCACAGCACGCCACAAGCGCTGGCGCGTCCGCGTCCTCCACCTCGCACAGGCCAACGGACAGACGCACTGCCCAGACTGCGGACAGCCACTCGCCTGGGGAACCACGCTCACGCCCCGCAGCCCAGAGCCAGACCACGTGGTGCCAGCCGCGCGCGGCGGGCGCGACACCATCGACAACGCCCGCGTCACCTGCCGCCAATGCAACCAGCGCAGAGGCTCCAAACCCATCCCAAGCCAACCCAGGCCAACCCAGGCCCACACCGTCGGAGGCATCCAATGGTGAACACCACCTACCCGAAACCCCTTCGTGAGTGGACGGGGCGCACCATCAGGACCGAAGTGCCAGGGACCGCTACAGCCCACGCCCCGGATGTGGCAAACCTCACGCCCGAAACCAATACTTACCACTTGACAAGGGGCGGTATCCCCTCCCCCAACAACCAGGAACACCCAGAGGCCCAAGCGAAATACCCCCCTGGGGTATCCCCCGCCCCCTCAAAGCGCTAAACACCCCATGCGCTAAAACCAGCCAAACGTGCTATAATCGGCCCATGAACGACTTCGATCTGTTAGACCTCCTCGACGAGACCCCAGACGGGGCACACACCGTCGTGATCTTCCCGAACCGCGACGCGCTGCGACGCAAATTCCAGCCGTTCGTCGGCCAGTACGACCCCACGTACCGCACGCACTCGCTTCACCGTGCCGAGTACCTGGAGGACCGCAAGCGCCGCGCCCGCGTGTATCTGCGCACCCCCAAGCAGATCACGGCGGCCAACCGAAACCGAGCCATTGACGGCGCGGTCAGGGCCTATATCGCGCCCGGCGTGAACGTCTCCTACCTCATGGAAACGTGCCTGAAGAAGTCCGGCATCCACGAGGTGCTGCCAGCCGACGCGGCGGGGCTGATCTGACATGCCCGAGAAGTACGACCGCGAAGCGGAGCTGCGCGACCTCCTGGACACCGCACGGGAGGCCATCCGGGTGGCGAAGCCAGACAGCTTGTCGGCGCTCTTGAACGCCGCCAACAAGCTGTCCCGAGACCTCTACGAGCTGGAAAACCCGGCCGCCACGGCCTCCCCCACGCCTCCCAAGGGCCGCGAGGAGACCGCCGTGGACATCTTCAAGGCGAGGATGCGTAAGCGTGACACTCGCGCCTCCTAGCCGGGAGGCGCTGGAGGCCTCCCAGCGCCCCTGCGTGACCATCACGTCCCCCTCGATTGACTCGCTGGGGGACCTCGCCATATCCCTGGCCGCCGACTACAAGCTGGTTCCGGACCCCTGGCAGGCCTGGGTGCTCGACAACTGGCTGGCGACGGCGGGCGATAGCTGGGCCAACCTCACATGCGGTCTCGCGGTGCCCCGCCAGAACGGCAAAAACGCCGCCCTGGAGATCAGGGAGTTGTTCGGCGTGATCGGGCGCGGTGAGCGCATCCTGCACACGGCGCACGAGGTGAAGACGGCGCAGAAGCACTTCCGCCGCCTGAAGCACTTTTTTGGGCAGAAGGCTAACGACCCCGGCGCGAAGTTCCCCGAGCTGAACGCCCTTGTGGAGAACGTCCGCAACGTGAACGGCCAGGAGGCCATCTTCTTGAAGAATGGCGGGTCTATCGAGATCGCGGCGCGCTCGAAGGGGTCCGGGCGTGGCTTCACGGTCGATATTCTCGTCATGGACGAGGCCCAGCAGCTCACGGACGAGGCGCTGGAGGCGCTTCTGTCCACCACGTCGGCGGCCCCGCTGGGTGACCCCCAGTGGATATACACGGGTACGCCGCCGGGGCCGACGGCGGAGGGCGAGGTGTTTTCGCGCGTGCGCCGTGACGCGCTGAGCGGTGAGTCTTCGCGCACGTGCTGGGATGAGTGGTCTCCGCCGGGCCTGCCCAAGTCGCTGGCGGATGTCGATCTGGACGACCGGGATCTGTGGGTGCGGACCAACCCGGCGGTCGCATCTGGTCGCCTGAAGCTGAGCGTGATCGAGGCCGAGCGCAAGCGGTACTCGGACGATGGTTTCGCCCGCGAGCGCCTCGGCTGGTGGGCCTCGGACGACAACACTCGCCGCCTGATCTCACTGGACGACTGGGAGGCGACGGGGGTCACGTCCCTGCCCCTCGAGCTGGCTTCAGATCGCGCGGTGCGCGCCCTTGGGGTGGCTTTCTCGAAGGATGGGCGGCGCGTCGCGGTGGCTGGCGCGCTGCATGACCGCAAGACGGGCGTGTCCCACGTGGAGCTGATCGACCTCGAAGCCGGCGATTTTTCGACCATGAGCAGCGCGGCGCTCGCGGAGTGGCTGTACGGGCGGCGGGGCCGTTACTCGGCGGTTGGCGTGTCTGGCCGTTCGGGCGCGTTGGCGCTCCAGCAGGACCTGCGCGCCCTGCGTCCGCCGCGCCGCTACCTGCACGTCCTGGACAACGCGGAGTACTTCACGGCCTGCTCGGTATTCTTGAACGCGGTCAGGGGTCGCACGGTCTCGCATCCGGGCGGGTATAATGCGGATAGCGACCCCCTGGATGCGTCTGTGGGGGTGTCAGACAAGAAGATCAGGACGGTGGACGGCGCGTGGGGGTGGCACTCGACGGCCCAGGAGGGCGACGAGGTGCCCCTGGAGGCCGTGAGCGTGGCGCTGTGGATGGCGCGGACGACGCGCCGCCGTCCTAACCGGAGCCAGGAGGCCCTCGCATGACCACTAACGTCGATACTCGCCTGATCGCGGGCATGGGACCCCAGCTTTTCACCACGCCGTCCGTGGCGGGCCTGCCTGACGACCTCCAGGCGACCCTCGAGGAGCTGGTGAACACGTGGCAGGCCCGCTATCCCGGCAATGCCCGTCGTCAGGCGTACCTGGATTGCAAGGTGTTCGTGGACTCGCTGGACATTGCGCTCCCGCGCGAGATTGCCCGTGACCTCCGTATCGTGTCCACGTGGCCGGAGAAGGCCGTCTTCTCGCTCACGTCGCGGTGCCATTGGGACGGTGTGGTGGCCCCGGACGGGTCGGAGGACCCCTACGGGCTGTCCTCGATCTTGGACGAGAATCGGTTTGCTACGGAGATCGGGCAGGCGGTCGCCAGCGCGGCGACGCATGGCGTGTCTTTCCTCGCCACCCTGCCCGGCGACGTGGCGGCGGGTGACCCGCCGGTCCTCGTCCTGCCGTACTCGGCTATGACGGCGGCGGCGCTGTGGGATCGTCGTCGCCGGGGCATCCGCGCGGGCCTCCTGATCAACGACGTGGACTACCTGGGTCGGCCTGTCGAGCTGATCCTGCTGACCCCGCACGTCATGGTGAGCATGGCTCCCCTGGGCGCTCAGGGGTGGTTCGTGACGGGCCACGTGGAGCATCACCTGGGACGCACGCCTATGGAGGCGCTGGTCTATCGCGGCAACCTGGATCGCCCGTTGGGGCGCTCCAGGCTGACAGATGGCGTGCTGTCCATCGTGGACCGTGCCGTGCGCGCGTCGATGCGCATGGACGTGTCCTCGGAGCTGTTCACAGCCCCCGGCCTGCTCCTGCGAGGCGTGGACAAGACGACGTTCGATCAGATCAAGGGGTCTTGGAGCTGGCGACTCGGCTCCGTGAAGGGCATCTCCCGCGACGAGGACGGCGACACGCCCGAGGTCGATATGATCCCCCAGCAGTCCATGCAGCCCTACGTCGATCAGCTACGTGAGCTGGCTCAGGAGATGGCGGGCGCGCTGTCCCTCCCGGTCGGCTCGCTGGGCATCGTCCAGGACAACCCATCCTCGGCGGATGCGATTTACGCGGCGCGCGAGGAGCTGGTGACCGAAGCCTCCGACTTCAACGACGCGAACAGTTACGCGCTCAACCGCGTGTATCGCAACATCCTGATGCTGCGTGACGGGTGGCTGCCCGAGGACGCGGCGCGTATCTCGACGCATTGGCGCAACCCTGCCCGCCCGTCGATTGTCTCCCAGTCGGATGCCATGATCAAGCAGATTCAGGCCATCCCGGAGATCGGTAAGACCGACGTGGCCCTGGAGGAGCTGGGCTATACACGCCAGCAGATTACGCGGATGCGGGCGCAGATCGAGCAGACGCGGGGCCGGGATAACCTGGACGCGATTCTGCGTGGCGCTCGCGGCCCCTCCGCCGGGGGTGGTGATTTTGACCTCATCTGAGCAGCTGAAGGTCTACGATCAGCTGGTCAGGGCGACGCTCACGGGCGCGGAGGACCAGCTGGTGAGTCTTTTCCGCGCCCTGAATTTCGAGGACGTGCCCCTATCGCGTGAGGAGATGAAGCGTTTCCTGAGCAGCTTGGTGGACGCTTACGGCCCGGCGCTGACGCAGGGCGCGCTTGACTGGTATCAGGAGCTTCGGCCTGCGTACAAGACGGCGTACACGCCGAAGGCGCTGATTCCGGCGAACTCGGCTGAGCGGATCGACCGTTTGAGCCGCTACGCGGCGGGTCTTGGCCGGGACAACCCGGGCCGGGCTATCCGAGTCGTGGCCGGGGCCATCGGGCGGGAGATTCAGACCGGGGCGCGCCGGTCGATTTTGCGGGCGGCGGACCTGGACCCGAGCGCCCCGCGCTTCGCCCGCGTCCCGGTCGGCAAGACATGCGCGTTCTGCACGCTCCTGGCCTCGCGCGGCTGGGTGTATCACTCGAAGGACCTCGCGGGCGGGGCCGGGCACGAGTACCACGACTCATGCGACTGTCGCATTGTGCCGGACTGGGAGCATAAGGCGCTGCCTGGTTACCATCCGGACGATATGTACGCGGCGTACTTGTCGGCGCGCCGTGCTGCGGTGAAAGATGGTGTGAAGGCACCATCTGGGCGTATAATTACGGCGTATATGCGGGATGGGCACCCGGAATTGTTTTCAGATGGTCAGGGTGTTGACCGGCCATCGAGGGCGCTCCGCTCGCGCAGGCTTGAGAAGCTGGCGGCTTCTCGGGAGAAGGAGAACAGCAATGAGCAAGAAGGCTAAGGCCACATCCACGGCCCCGGAGGCGGCGCAGGAGGCCGCTCCCGCCGTCGATCAGACCCCCGAGGCACCGGAGGCTACTCCGGCGGCTCCTGAAGCCGCTGAGGCCCCGTCTGAGGAGGCTCCCGCCGTCGATCAGGCCCCGTCTGAGGAGGCTCCCGCCGTCGATCAGGCCCCCGAGGCACCGGCTGAGGAGGCCTCCGAGGAGTCCGCGGACTCCCCCGAAGCGCCCGACACCAAGGACGAGGAGGCCCCGGTGGCCCCCGAGGCACCGGCTGAGGACGCTCAGGCGACCGTGGCGGCGCTCCAGGCGAGCGTCGAGGCCCTTCAGAAGCAGCTCCGGGAGATGCGCGACCGCGAGGAGGCCCGCGAGCGCGAGGCGAAGCGCGCGCAGCGCCTGGAGAAGGCGGGCATCCCCGCCTCGCTCGGGTCTTTCATCCGCGATGACGCGGACCTCGAGGCTCTGAATGAGACCCTGGCGGGTCTCGCTAAGTCCACCCTGGCACCCGCTGGGGCTGCCTCCACGCCCACGCTCCCCACCGTGGGGACGAAGAACCCCGGCGGGGAGGTCCTTAGCGTGGACGAGATGCTCGTCCGCGCCGAGGCGAACAACGACACGAACGCGATTTCTCGCCTGAAGCTGGCGAAGCTCGCTTCTGTCTCCAACCTGATCTAGGAGGAAACCATGGCCGGTATCACTGGTCAGGGCACGACCTACAACCTGCCCAATTACGTCGGCGAGCTTTTCGCTGTGTCCCCCGAGGACACCCCGTTCCTGTCCGCTATCGGCGGCCTGACCGGCGGTGTCTCCGCTGGTGCCACTCTCTACGAGTGGCAGACCTACGATCTGCGCGACGCTGACGAGAACCGCCAGCGCAAGGAAGGTCAGGAGGCCCCCACGGCGGAGGAGCGCGTGCGCTCCACCAACCGCAACGTCCTGGAGATTCACCAGGAGGCCATCGAGCTGTCCTATACCCGCCAGGCGGTCACCCGCCAGCGCTCCACGGGCGGCGAGAAGACGGTCACCATCGGCGAAGTGACCCTGCCCGAGGACGAGATGCTGTGGCAGATCGACCAGGGACTGAAGCAGATCGCGCGCGACGTGAACAAGTCCTTCCTGGTGGGCACCTACCAGGACCCCACGGACAACACGACCCCGCGTAAGACCCGTGGCCTCCTCGAGGCCATCACGACCAACGTCGTGGCGGGAACCGGCGCGCTGACCGAGGACCTGGTTCTGGACCTCATGCAGAAGGTCTGGGAGAAGGGCGGCATCCAGCAGGGTGAGACCCGAACGATCATCGTGGGCGGCAAGCTTAAGCGTGCGCTGTCCAAGGTCTTCATCAAGGACGCGGCGTACCGCGAGTCGTCCCGTGAGGTCGGCGGCGTGAACGTCCAGACCATCGAGACCGATTTCGGCAAGTGCAACATCATGCTTGACCGAAACATGCCCGCCGACACGCTGGTGGTCGCCTCGCTCGATGAGTGCGCCCCGGTATTCCTGGAGATTCCGGGCAAGGGCCACTTCTTCGCGGAGCCTCTCGCAAAGACGGGCGCGTATGATCGCGTTCAGCTTTACGGCGAGATTGGCCTGTCCTACGGCTCCGAGATGCACCACGGCAAGCTGAAGCTGTCGTGATCGTCTCCGGCGGCGGGGCCTTGAGCATCGGCCCCGCCGCCGGTCCACCATCGAGGAGAACACCGTGAACATCTACTCATCCATCTACCCTGAGCTGCTTCTGGTCCTGCCTTCGGGCAGCATCCAGTTCACCGAGGGGTCGGCTACGGTCACCGACGAGAAGCTGGCGGGTGAGGCCCGTGAGCTGGCGGCTCGCGCTGCTGACCTGGGTCTGATCGCCCCCGAGGCTGCGCCCAAGAAGACGGGCAAGAAGGCCGACAGGGGCGACGAGGAGCTGGTCTGACGTGACCACCCCCGCCACCCCCGCCTTCGCCACGCTCGACGAGCTGCGGTATCGTCTCACGCCCGAGGACCTTCGGGTGGTGGACGCGGCTCCGGCGCGCGCTCAGGTCCTCCTGGAGGATGCGAGCGACCTCATCCGGCACCGCTGCGCGGGCTGGGAGAGTGCGCCGGAGTCGGTGCGCGCGGCGGTCGTGTGCCGCGTCGTCGCTCGCGCTTTGCGTCAGCGTCCGGCGGGCGTGGCCGGGGATGCCTCCCAGGTCACCCAGACCACCGGGCCTTTCACCATGTCCACGTCGTGGTCTACACCGAGCGGGGACATGTTCCTCACCCGGCAGGACCGGGACGACATCAACGGGGCCACGGCCTCGTTCTTCGGGTGCGCGGACACGCTGTTCGGGGGTCGCTCGTGAGCGTCATGGAGGCATGGAAGGAACCGGCCACGTTGCTGCGTCGGTCGGAGCCGAAGCGCGACCCCCTGGGTGTTGCCTTCCGGACGCATGACGTTCAGGAGATCGCGCTGGCCCCGGTCCTGGTCGCCACCACGGAGTCGGAGAACCGCGAGGGCACGGGCGAGGACTACGGGACGCGCGAGGACGTGACGATCTACTGGGACTCTCGGGAGGCGGCTCCGGCTGCGGTCTTGCCGGGTGACCGTGTGCGTCTGCGTGGTGGCGTGTGGGAGCCGGTCGGCTCCCTGGTAGGGTACCCCCTGGGGGTATATCTGAGGCTGCGGAAGGAGGCACCCCGTGAGCGTTAAGTTCAAGCCGAATAAGCGGACGGCGGAGGCCATCTTGAAGGGGTCGGAGGTGCAGGCGCTGCTCGCCCGGAAGGCGGCGGCGGTCGCCGCACGCGCCGGGGAGGGCTTCACGTCTGGTGTGCGCGTCGGTAAGGACCGCGCTCGCGCCTACGTCCTCCCCGAGACGTACAAGGCCCGTAAGCGACAGGCGCGCGACCACGTGCTGGAGCGCGCCGTAGGAAGGGGCTAACGATGAGCCACCCACTCCCCGATCTCCAGAAGCTGGTGATCGATTACCTGAACCGCCCTGGTGTCGTCCAGGGCCTTGAGGGCGAGCTGGCGGGCACCACGGTGGGCGGCGTGCGCCCCTCCACCGAGGAGAAGACGCATCCTTACGTCCTCGTTCTGGCGACGGGCGGCCCTGGTCAGCATGACCGGGTGCTGTACACCGCTCAGATAACCATCGACTCCTACGCGCCTACCTCGTGGTGGGCGGGCGAACTCGCCCGCCGCGTAGGGGATGCCGTCCACGCTCTCCCGAGTGCGGACGGCCCCGTGGCCGTCGTGCAGTCTCCCGCTCCGGCGGAGCTGCCCGACCCGGACACGGACCTGCGTCGCTACACGGCGACGTACCAAGTCACTGCGAAGTTAGGAGTTGCAGCATGAGCAAGACTAATGCTGATCTCGCGTTCATGGCGGGGTCCGAGAAGGACACCCTGTACCTGGGTCCGGCGAATACCGACCTGTCCACGATCACCAACCTGAACACGCCCATGCCCCAGGGCATGATCGACGTGGGCTGGCTGTCTGAGGACGGCATGGGTCTGGGCATGTCCGACTCGGTGGACAAGGTTCGCGGCCACCAGGGCCACGGCGTTGTCCGCACGTACATGTCCGAGTCTTCGACCACGTTCAAGGCCTCGCTCCTGGAGTCCAAGCTGGAACTCCTGAAGCGATACCTGGGCGTGCTGAAGACCGAGAAGGTCACGGCGGGTACGTCCGCCATCACCCGCATGGAGGTTTCGACCAGCCGTAAGGTTGAGGGCCTCGTGGGCGTGGCGGACCTTTTCGATGTGTCCACCGGAAAGCAGAGGCGCTACGTCTTTAAGCGCCTGGAGCTTGGCGAGCGCTCCGACATCTCGTACAAGGTTGGCGAGCTGACCGTGTACGAGTACAACCTCGAGGTCCTGGACGGCTACGTCCTCCTGACCGATGAGGAAGGCCTGAAGGTCGTCTGACCCCTTGGTCTCCCACCCGCGCGCCGTGTCTGTTCTCCCGGCGCGCGGGTGGGCATCACACCCCTGGAGAACAGATCAATTAACCGATAGCCTATTTAGGAGAACAGATCATGGTTACCAAGACCACCACCGCCCGCAAGCCCGCAGCCCGCAAGGCCCCTTCCGCCGCTGAGCTGGCGCGCCGTGAGGCCCAGGCCAAGCGCGACACCGGCGCGCCCCAGCCCGTCCACGTCGAGGTCATGGGCGTTGCCCTTGACGTTGACCCCACCGACGTAGACGACTTCGACGCGATGGTGGCAATGGAGCAGGGCGACTACCGCCCGATGCTGGAGCTGCTTATCCCGGATGAGGGCGAGCGCGAGGCCGCGCTGACCGCCCTCCGCGAGGAGTCCGGCAAGCTCCGATACTCCAAGGTGGTCGAATTTGTCCAGTCGGTCTTCCAGTCCCTCCGACAGGGAAACTGATCGGCCTCGCCACCTTCCTGGAGGACCACTGGGAGGTGCTGGAGGCCGACTTCCAGATGACATACAACCTTGACCTGACGGAGGTTTTCACCGGAGGCCTGTCGCTGCGTCGTGTCAAGGTGCTGATCGACAACCTTCCATCAGGGTCGCTGCTCCGCAAACGCATGGGCGGAGCAGCGGCCTGGACGGACGAGGTAGCGGCGACCTTCGCCGCTAACCACCGTCTGGAGGGTATAATCATTACGTCCCTGGGCGGCAAGAAGGGCGACGTGCCCAAGCCGGTCGCCCCGCCTGAGCCTGGATGGTTCGAGCGGGCGGAGGCGGAGGCCCAGAGGCGTGATGAGAGAGCGCGACGGTGGGTCGCGGCGCACAGTTAGGAGCGGATTGTGGCGGAAAACGGCTTTAGCCTGGGGACGGCGTGGATTCAGATCGCGCCGTCCCTGAAGGGCCTGAATGAGTCCGTCCGCAAGGAGCTGGGCGACGTTGACACCAAGCCCGCCGAGAAGAAGATCGAGTCCGGCCTTGGCGGCGCTTTTAAGAGCGCGGCCAAGGCCGGTGCGCTCGCCCTCGGGGCTATGGGCGCTATCGGCGCGGTGGTGGGTTTCGCGGACGTCGCCCGCGAGGCCCTGGCGGCCAGCGACGCGACCGACAAGTTCAAGAACACGCTGTCCTTCGCTGGTGTCGCGTCGGACGAGATCGAGAAGCTGACCGCTAGTACGAAGAAGTACGCGGATGACACGGTCTACGAGTTGGCCGACATCCAGAACATCACGGCCCAGCTCGCCGCGAACGGTGTGGAGGGCTACGACCAGTTGGCCGAGGCGGCGGGTAACCTCAACGCGGTTGCGGGCGGCAATGCCGACACCTTCAAGTCGGTGGGTATGGTCCTGACCCAGACGGCGGGCCAGGGCAAGCTGACCACTGAGAACTGGAACCAGTTGGCCGACGCGATTCCGGGCGCGTCTGGCAAGCTCCAGGAGGCCCTGGAGAAGAATGGCGCGTACACGGGGAATTTCCGGGATGCGATGGCGAAGGGCGAGATCACCGCCCAGGAATTCAACCAGGCGATTCTGGACCTGGGCTTCACCGACGTGGCTCGGGAGGCTGCAACTTCTACCAGCACGATTGAGGGCGCGTGGGGTAACCTTCAGGCGGCGCTCGTCACGGGCGGTATGGAGATCGTGGACCGTATCAAGCCCGCCCTGACGGACTTCATGGGTGTGGTGGCTGAGGGCGCGTCCGCTGCGTTCGGCTGGATTAACGGGAGTCTGTTCCCGGCGCTGGAGTCGATCTGGACGCTGGTCACGACCGGCTCCTACGATGGGAACCTGTTCGGTCTCGCGTCGGACTCGGGTGTCATCACGGCGCTGACCACGATCAAGGACACCGGCCTGGACCTGTACAACTGGGTGACTGGGACGCTCGTCCCTGGCGTTCAGTCGTTCTTTGACCTCGCGGTTAACGGCAACTTTGACGGGAACTTCTTCGGGGTCGAGGAGGACTCGGGACTTATCGACTTTATCCTATCGGTGCGCGACCACGTGATGGACATCTGGGGCTTTTTGTCCACGACGGTGATACCCGGCGTGGCGAACTTCCTGGGCGCGGTCGTCTCCTCCCCGTTCTGGGGCGTGCTGGGGAGCTTCTTCGGCGCGCTCGTGCAGAACAAGGTCATCCTGGAGGCCGTCGTGGGCGGCTTCGTCGCCTGGAAGACGGTCACGGGCACCATGAGTCTTGTTGCGCTGACGACGCAGGTGTGGGGTCAGGTGTCGGCGTGGACGGCGGCGAAGGTCGCCAAGGCTGGGGACCTCGCGGAGACCGTCGCGCTGAAGGCCATGTACGCGGGCGACTTCCTGCGTAGCATCGTTCAGCAGGGCGTGCAGGTTGGCCGCACGACGGCGGCATGGGTGGCGCAGAAGGGCGCTATGGTGGCTGGCAAGGTCGCCACGGGCGCGTACACCGCCGCGCAGTGGCTCCTCAACGCGGCTATGGATGCCAACCCGATCGGTCTGATTGTCGTGGCTATCGGCGCGCTGGTCGCGGCCTTCGTCGTCGCCTACAACAAGAGCGAGACCTTCCGCAACTTCGTGGATGCCATGTGGGCGGGCATCAAGAGCGCGGTCGGCTCGGTCATTGACTGGTTCAAGACTTACCTCCTGCCAGTTTTTGAGTCGGTGTGGGAGGGTATCAAGATCGCCGTGTGGGTCGTGGTGACCGCTATTGCCCTGTACATCGAGGCGTGGAAGGCCGTCCTCCAGGGCATTGCCGACTTCATTGTCACCTACGTGTGGCCCTATATCCAGACCGCGTGGGAGGGCATCAAGACCGGGGTGGCGACGCTGTGGGAGTACATGCAGTCGGCCTGGTCTGGCATCCAGGCGGCGGTGCAGACTGTGGCGGACTTCTTCACGGCCTACGTGCTGCCGGTGATCGTCGCCGTGTGGGATGGCATCAAGGCCGGGGCGGGCCTCCTGTGGGACGGCGTCCAGGCATACTGGAGCTACATCCAGACGTGCGTGCAGGTCGCCGCCGATCTGTTCCAGTCCTACGTGCTGCCCGTCATTACCGCCGTGTGGGACGGCATCAAGGCGGGCGCTGGCCTCCTGTGGCAGGGTATTCAGACCGTGTGGACGGGTATCCAGACGACGGTGCAGACGGTCACCGGGTGGTTCCAGTCCTACGTGCTGCCCGTGATCTCGACCGTGTGGGAGAACATCAAGGCGGGCGCGCAGGCGCTCTGGACGGCCATCACGTCGATCTGGGACGGTATCAAGACCTCGATCAACAACGTGGCAACGTGGATGAGCGGCACCCTTCAGTCGATCATCTCGACGGTGACGGGTGGCATCCAGAACGCCTTCCAGTCGATGAAGGATAGCGTGGCGAACATCTGGAGCTCGGTCAAGTCCGTGGTCGCCAAGCCCATCAATTTCATCATTAATACGGTGTACACCTCGGGCATCAAGAAGACGGCGGACAGCATGGCCGAGAAGCTCGGCTTGTCCTTCCGTCTCCCGGCGGTCTCGCCTATCGCCGAATACGCCTCGGGCGGTGTCCTCCCCGGCTACACGCCGGGACGGGATATTTACCATTTCTTCTCTCCGGATGGTGGCGGCGCGCTCGCTCTGTCCGGCGGCGAGGCCATCATGCGCCCTGAGTGGGTGCGTGCGGTGGGTGGTCCCGAGGCTGTGGCGCGTATGAACGCCGCCGCTAGGGCGCACTCCTCCTACATCCCCGGCGGGGACACCGGGGTCAAGTTCGCGGCTTACGCGGACGGCGGTATCTGGGGCGCGGTGAAGGGCGGCTGGGACTGGATTAAGGACGCGGCGGACACGATGGGGAAGATTATCGCGGACCCCATCGGCGCGGTGGCGAGCCTCATCAAGGCCCCGGTCAACGCCATGATGGCTAATCTGCCTGGCTCGGGTATGATCTCGGACTCGATGCGTGCCGTCCCCGGCATCTGGATTGACGGCTTTGCCAACTGGCTGAAGGGCAAGACCGAGACTATGGGTGCGGTCGGCCTCGTCAACGCCGCCCGTAAGGCCATTGGCGTGCCCTACGTGTGGGGTGGCTCGTCTATTCCGCCGGGTCTCGACTGTTCCGGCCTCGTGTATTGGGCTGCGCACCAGATGGGCAGTTCGATTCCGCGTCTGACGGCGGCGGGATACCAGGCTGGCTCCAGCGCGGGCAACGCCAGCGTCCCCGGCACGCTCCTGTACTGGGGCAACCCGGCTTGGCACGTCGCTATCTCGTCCGGTAACGGCATGATGGTGGAGGCCCCGAAGCCTGGCGCTTTCGTGCGCGAGACCGGCATCTGGGGGTCGCCCACGGCGGGCACGTACAAGTTCGACAATGGGGGCTATCTCCAGCCGGGCCTGACCACGGTGCTGAATAAAACGGGCAAGCCTGAGCCGGTCTTTACGTCCGGTCAGTGGGACGCGCTCCAGAACCGCGTCGCGTCGACCAGCGGGCCGGATACGCTGGTGGTCGTGGACGAGGACGGCCAGCTCATGGCGCGGATGCGCGTCGCGGCCAGGGGTGCGGTGAATGACGCGCTGGCTCCGGCTTCTCGCACGCGCGCCCGTGATCTCCTCGGCGCAGGCTTCTAA